GGTAACATGCCACGTAATAAATCAGAATCATATATGCGTGACATTATGTCTCGTTATAGAAATAAGATTGTATATGATTCAAGTACTGGTCAACTTAAAGATGACCGCAAACACATGTCTATGTTGGAGGACTTCTGGTTACCTCGTAGAGAAGGTGGTCGTGGTACAGAGATTAGTACATTGCCTGGCGGTGAGAACCTTGGTCAGATTGATGACATCCTGTACTTCCAGAAGAGACTGTATCGTTCATTGAACGTACCTGTCAACCGATTGGAACAAGAAGCGCAATTTACACTAGGTAGGTCAACAGAGATTTCTAGGGACGAAGTTAAGTTCCAGAAGTTTATTGACCGTCTACGTAGAAGATTCTCAATGTTGTTTACTGGTATTCTCAAGAAACAACTTATCATGAAAGGTATTATTACCGAACAGGATTGGGAAGAGTGGAAGAATTCTATTACAGTTGACTTCCAAAGCGACAACCACTTCTCGGAACTAAAGGATGCAGAACTGTTACAAAACAGACTACAAACTCTAGACCAAGTATCACAATATGTTGGTGAGTACTTCTCACGTGAGTGGGCAATGAAAAACGTCATGATGATGTCTGACGAGGACATCGAAGAAATGAAAAAACAAGTCGAAGCTGAAAACTCAGTAGTAGACGAAGATGAGGAAATTTAAAATGAGTGAAGTAGAAAATCAAGAAATTGAAACCGTACAACCCCATGCGGTAGAAGAACTAATTAATCAAATCACTTCGGGTGACTTGACTAATGCAGAGGGTTCGTTCCATAGTATCGTTCAAGATAAGATGGCAGATGCACTAGAAGCACAACGTATTGCGACTGCACAAGCAATCTTTAACGACCAAGACGATGACATCGAAGACGAAGATGACTTCGAAGTGGACGAAGAATCCGAAGAAAATGAAGAAATTATTGCAGAATTAGAGGATGATGACGAAGAAACTGCATAAATATGTTGTTTCAAAAACATTATTCTTATAAATAATACTATGAAAACATACAAAGAACTTTTGTCAGAATTAAAAGAACGCAAGCCAAAAGGTGAAGTGGTCTTAGACAAGAAAGTTAAACGTATCCCTGTTCTTATCACTAAGGAGAAGGGTACTTTACCTTTTGTGGTACATATTGATGGTGACCGATTGGACGCTTTCAAATCACTAAAGGATGCAGAGAAGTCTGCGATGAGAGTAATAAAGGAATTAACCTAATGAAGTTAATTACAGAATTTACAGAAAACGAAACTCTACAATGTATAGTAGAGAAGAAAGAGAATGGCGAGAAAAGTTACGTCATCGAAGGCGTTTTCGCACAGGCAGACAAAAAGAATAGAAACGGACGTGTTTACCCCAAGGCCATTATGGAGAATGCGGTAAACAAATACGTAACAGAACAAGTATCTAAGAAACGGGCAGTAGGGGAACTAAACCATCCCGAAGGGCCGACAGTTAACTTAGACAAAGTTTCACATCTCATCACAGACCTCAGATTTGAGGGAAATGATGTGGTTGGAAAGGCACAAATATTGGAAACTCCAATGGGTAAGATTGTAAAAGGTCTCCTTGATGGTGGTGTCCAACTAGGAGTGTCAACTCGTGGTATGGGTAGTCTTGAGCAGAGAAACGGCGCAATGGTCGTCAAAGACGACTTTATTCTTAGTACGATTGACATCGTACAAGACCCTAGCGCACCTGAAGCTTTCGTTAATGGTATAATGGAAGGTGTAGACTGGGTTTGGAATAACGGTGTTTTAACGCCTCAAGTAATTGAAAAAATGGAGACTGAAATTAAACACGCTCCGAAAACTGTCTTATATGAGACAAGTGTTCGAGAGTTCAAGAATTTCCTCTCGTTAATTAAATCTAATATGTAAGAAGTCAATTATGACTGAAGAAAGTAAAGTCGAAATTCAACTTCACGATGAAGACATTAACGACATTGTGGAAGAAACTCTCGAAGAAGGAAGCGCTCCTGCTCCTAAAGGGAAACCTGATACAAATGCAACTGACGAAGAAGAGTCAATCGCATCTGTAGATAAAGCAGCAGACGCAACCAAAGCAAAACAAGCTCCTGCACCGAAAACAAAAGCGGGCATGATTAATGCAATGAGCATGAAGTTACACGCTATGAAAAAAGCAGACCTTCAAGCCTCATACGGCAAGATGATGGGCGAAGAAGTTGAAGTAGACGATGCAATCGTGGAAACACAGATTGATACCTCTGCTGAACTGGACGCATTAGTCGAGTCTGAAGCTACTCTCAGTGATGAGTTTAAAGCTAAAACCGCAGTAATTTTCGAAGCAGCTGTAAAATCAAAACTATCAGAAGAAGTTGATAGAATTGAAGCGCAGTACAAGGAAGAGTTGGCAGAAGAAATTTCTTCTACTAAATCAGAACTTGTAGAGAAAGTAGACAGCTACCTGAACTACGTAGTTGAAACTTGGATGGAAGAAAATCAAGTTGCAATCCAGAGCGGTCTCCGCACTGAAATTGCCGAGACTTTCATGGACAAAATGAAAGACCTGTTTACAGAGTCTTACATTGAAGTACCTGAATCCAAGGTTGACCTAGTTGACGAACTGGCTGAGTCAGTAGAAGAACTTGAGACTCGTCTCAACGAAACTACTCAGAAAGTTATTGACACTACAGAGGAACTGGAAGTATACAAACGTGAAACGATTATTCGTGAAGCGACACGTGAACTTGCAGAAACTCAAGTTGAAAAATTGAAATCACTCGTTGATGGTTTGGATTTTGATGACGAAGAATCTTTCGCATCTAAAGTAAAAACTGTAAAAGAGTCGTATTTCTCAAAAGAAATCACTGATAAGGGTGAAGTAGAACAAATCATTGAAGACGCTGATGAAACATCTGAAGTATCTTCTGTGATGGAATCCTATCTAGCAACTATCAGAAAAACAGCATCTAAATCATAAGGAAAAATTAAAATGCAATCTTACGACACATTAATCGAAAAGTGGGCTCCAGTTCTTAACGAAGAGTCTGCTGGCGTGATTGGCGATAATCACCGCCGTGCAGTTACCGCTGCAATCTTAGAAAACCAAGAAAGAGCAATGATGGACGACCGTCAGGCTTCTCATGGTTTTATGACCGAAAACGCTGCTGCTGGTGCTAATAACACTGGTTCAGTAAATAACTTTGACCCAGTACTAATCTCATTAGTACGCCGTGCAATGCCTAACCTCATCGCTTATGATGTGTGTGGTGTTCAACCTATGAATGGCCCAACTGGTCTCATCTTTGCGATGAAATCACGTTACCAAGGTGGCGCTACTGCAAATCGTGAAGCACTATTCAACGAAGCTGAAACTCAGTTCTCTGGTGATAGTTCTGGTACTCACGACAGTGACAACGCTTCTGGTTGGAATGGTGTTGACAGTGAAGGCGCTCGTTTGACTGACCTTGCTGCTGGCGGAATGCCAACTGCGGACGCTGAAGCACTTGGTCGTGTTGGTGGTTCATCTTTCAACGAAATGGGTTTCACCATTGAAAGACAGACTGTAACTGCTAAGTCACGTGCTCTTAAAGCTGAGTACACTTTAGAACTTGCACAAGACCTTAAAGCGATTCATGGTCTTGACGCAGAAACAGAATTGGCTAACATCCTCTCTACTGAAATCCTTGCGGAAATCAACCGAGAAGTTATCCGTACTGTTAACAGCCAAGCGAAAACTGGTGCTCAACAAGCTAACGTTACTGCAAAAGGTATCTTTAACTTGTCTTCTGACGCTGATGGTCGTTGGTCTGCTGAGAAGTTCAAAGGTCTAACTGTACAGATTGACCGTGAAGCAAACGTAATTGCAAAAGAAACAAGACGTGGAAAAGGTAACGTAGTTATCTGTTCTTCAGATGTTGCTACTGCACTTGCTGCTGCTGGTTCTTTGGACTACTCACCTGCAATCAGCAACAACCTTCAGGTTGATGACACTGGTAATACTTTTGCTGGTGTATTAAACGGACGTATCCGTGTATACATCGACCCTTATGCTAGCACTGATTATATCACTGTTGGTTATAAAGGTACTAACCCGTATGACAGTGGTGTATTCTACTGCCCATACGTACCGTTGCAAATGGTTAAAGCAGTTGGTGAAGATGACTTCCAACCACGTATCGGGTTTAAAACTCGTTACGGTATGGCTTCAAACCCATTCGTTGGTGCTACACCTTCTGACGGTCTTGCTGCTGCAAAGACTAACCAGTACTACAGAATCTTCAAGGTTACTAATATCTTGACTTAATCTGTAATAAGAAGAGTGATTGGATTGGGAGCGCCCAGTCGTTAAATCACCGTTCTTTAAGGGAGACTTTCGGGTCTCCCTTTTTTTTGGCATAAAAAACCCCACCGAAGTGGGGTAAAGGAAAGTTGGAGCGGAGAGATAGAATTGCACTACCACTTCTAGGTTGGAAACCTAATGTTCTACTCTTTGAACTATCTCCGCATTGTTTGTATATAGTACCACACTATACAGTTAAAGTCAAGCCACTTTTACCAATTCTTTTACATTTTCTGTTTCCCTATTTTGCGGTAGGAATCCAAGAACACGTAAAGGAAAAACTTTCAGTCCACAATGTTCCAACGCAGCCTTGTGTTGATTCAGTTGTTCTATGAATTTCTTTCTTTTTAGTTCAAGTGGCAACTTTGCAGTTGGCGCTTTCACATGTCCAATTAAGTCAGTATACTTCCCTGTTTCCATGTAACGTTGAACAGCTTGCATGATAACACGATACTGATAACCTTCACCAATACACACACCGTATGTATCACTATCTTCATTATATTCACCACCAACGACATGTTCAGTCGATGCGTGATTTTCAACCCACTCTTGTACTCTTACGGGTGAGGGAAATAATCGGTAAGGTTGTGGGGTTCCAACTTCTTCCATAACCATATTCAGTACACGACCCTTACATGATGCATCACGAGTTCTACCGTAAATACGTGTGAACTCTTTACGAATAGCATCTTCGGTGTTAGGGATACGTCCGTCAGATACCTTACGACTAAGGTGATGTCGCATATCCACTTCCTTGTTGAGATGTTTGGGATAACCCTCATTCTCTCGTGCTTGTACATCTTCCATCTGTGATGGTGTACCAACAAGTAGTGTGAATATCCAGTCCTTTTGTCCTAAGGCACGGATTGCGTCACTACGTCCATATCCATAGACTAGGACATAACGTTTCGCATGGTTATTACCACGGTCATATACAGCTGGGGGGAACTCTGCCGTATCAACACCGTTTGCGAATGACAAACGAAGTTGTTCAAGTTCTTGTGCTGTGTGGGTTTCTACTTTTTGGTTATTACCCCCTTCATCATCGATATGAATATTATCGAAAGATATCTTGAGGTTTTTTACTGAAGTTACACCAAGGTCGGTGTAGTTGGGTAACGCAATTGCGTCAGGGTTTGATGCAGAATAATCTGCGAGTGCTATAATAGCCATAGTTTTCTCCTATTGGATTAAAGTTAAGTGAAGTAGAATGCCAAAGAGGTTTCCTAAAACACAATAATATATATAAGACTTTTATCTTATAATATCAATATCGTCTGCGTTTGTATTCCAAGTCTCTATAACAGAACGCAAACGTCCATCTGCTTTTAGAGTTTCGTATCGATTGGTCGCCTTCTTACGCCACCAATCTGTCACACCCTCAAGACTGAACCTATCAAAGTTATCTGCTTTGACAATGGTATCCGACTCAAGGTTGAGATACTTCTTCACACTCTCACGGTCAAATCCCATGCAAGAGTAATATGAATTCTTTTGTTGTGTTAGTCCCTTCGCATCAATAAAGGTTTGACAGAACTTGTCGTATGCATTTACGTCATATTCCTTTAGAGAGTTTTTGATGATAGACACCATCTTCTGTTGTGTCTTCAACTTACGAGATGATGCATCCTTTGGTACAAGAGACTCACCGTTGTTACGTTTAATAAACCAGTCACTCAATGTACGATAGTTGTTGTCATTGATAAGTGGTGCAAAATTAGAGTCTGTCTGGCCATTACCAATCAATAGTGGTTTCATACCAGAGTACATAGACACACCACCCTTGGCATTACCGTACAGGGACGTGGTCTCGAACATACAGATGTTTGAGTCATACTTCTTATTGAGTGCGTCACGTACCGTATGAGAGGTACATATAGAGGCGAGTAACTTACCACCAAGGTAGTTGAACCCGAATGGTTGCACAGGTACGATATTGAATCCCATGATACAGGACTCATTGAATCGTTTCATAACCTCTGCATTCATAGTATCAAGAGGTTTACCCAACCACTCATTACGTGGTCGGCTATTAATAGTGGGTGACCCGAATCGAATCATACCAATGACCATACCCGTGTTCTTCTCACGTACTACCCAGTTCATCATCTTGCCAGGAATTGACGCTTCTACAGGTGCGGATGTGGTGATATCCATATAGGACATGAATTGGTCACGTTTCGCCTCTGCGATAGTGAACTCCATATCTTGGGGGTGCATATCGAAGTTGTTGAACAGGTCTTCCTCTGGGCCCATGCCAGGCAGAGTGAACGGCATAGAGTCCATCCGTTCCAATTTAATCTGTCGCATATAGTCATCGATACGGTCAAAGTTCGCAAAGAACTCCGTAAAGACGTTTGCAGCATATTCTGCATCTGTTTTCGATAGAATCATGTATATCTCTCAGTTATGTGTACCACTATACAGTATATAGCAAATAATGTCAAGGGTTAATTTAATTAAAAAAAAGTGTTGCCAAAGGTTGCTGTTGTTGTTATAATAAGTACATAAACTAAAGAAAGGAAAGAAATATGACACCATTTACTAAAGAAGACTTCACTTGGGACGGTATGTATCTCATGTATAGGGGTAAACATACTAAGAGTGTGAACATGGAGGTCGCAAGACCAAACTGTCACCCATCTTGGGTTGGTCTACCAAAACCAGAGTTCATCGCAAGGTTCAAGTATGGTTACAAACCTTGGAAGGCATGGGTTAACTTCCTTGTGAAGAATGTTACTGTTGAACAGTACCTTGCATTGTCTGAAGAGATTCATCCCGCTCCTGCAATGAAAGCCCTTGGTTATAGAGGTAAGTGTTAATGGAATATTTACAAGAGATTACTGATTGGGGAGAACACAATGTCCCCAATCACACATACATTGTGAACCAAGCGGGACAACTTGCTGGTTATATTAAGGTAGGCACTACTGAAGAAATCATGTTTAAGAAGCCCATGAAACAGTGGTCAAAGGCACGAAGAAAGTTTAAAAAACTTGTTGCCAAAACTAGTTAAATATAGTATAATACTTGTATTGATAATGAGAAAGAGGTGTATGTATGATTACTTTTGCAACACAAGAACGGATTGACGTTCTAAAAGAAAAATTTGATGAGTTGACCGAAGGTATGGATAATTGGAAGATGCCTATTGATACGGTAGTTCCAATTCGTGAACTGGATGATTATCGTGACGCATGTGAGTGGTTTACTGGTTCCAAACTTTATGTTGTCAAACAAGTGAATGAACCAAACTTTGGAGACATGCGT